CTTTTTCGGGTAGCATATGATTTCTGTTATAGCACAACTGTTGCGGGCTGGCCACAGTTGCATTTTAGCCGATATAACGCCGCGCGCAACATCATCAAAATCATGCGTGCCGCCGCTATACGCTAGGGCGCTGTCGATCTGATCGCGGTAGTCTTCAAGGTTTACCATGTCGATATCGCCACCCGTTTCCATGTATCTGCTGCCGTGCAAACGTAGATGTATGCTGCATCCTGTGCCAATTCGCCCGCCTGACCCGATGCTGTTGCGCTTGCGGGTACGCCCACGAATAGCCCCACCTGCGCATATGCTCCGGACTTGGACACCACGGGATATCCCTGCTCGTTGTCCCAAAGGATTGTCCCATCCTCTGCCGCCGTTGCGCCGTTCCTGCGGTATGTCAGCCGCGACCACGAAGCTGCGATAGTGCGGCGAAAGTCTTGCGCCCATACGCGAACGTCAGGTCCTACTGGTGGCAAGCCGTTCATCGCCTGCCACCCCCGAACGCTTCGACACGCATCACGCCCACCCGCCAATCTGCAAGCCGTTCAGCCTCGATCCTCATCCGCACCTGTCGCCCTGTAAACCGCACGTCCGTAGGCGTTCCCATCGTGTAAGGCCCGAATGACTGTTCGTCGCCGTTGGGGTGAAAGCGTGTCTTAAATGTCGCGCTGACATCGCCCTGCGTGCCTTCGTCGGGTATCAAGCTAGTCACCGCCATGACATTCTCTCCCGTGCCGATCGTGATTGGCCCGCTTTCCGCAAACACCGCATCATCACCGTGTTGCAGCCCGACTTCATGCTCATAGAGATTGCCGCTTGCATCCACCCAAAGCGGATATTTGAACACGCCGCGCGCAACCGCTGCTGTGCGCTCAATCGTGCCGATGGTCCAATGACCCTCTGCGTAGTCAAGCGCGACATATCTGTTACACTCATTGGATCCACCCGATGGATAAAACCACCAGACTTCCCCGTGTTGGGCCAGCGATACCGCGTGAATTAGGCTGGCCTGTGATCGGTTTAGGTCGCCAAACACATAATCCGCAACATCGCACGGCAACTCTTGCACGGCGCCGCCCGCAAACGTAAAGAATGCGTTTTGCCCCATCCAGAACGCGCCCGCATCAACAGACGCCAAAGCCTTGCGCGATGTGATGCCGCACGATTGCCCGACGCGCTCAAACCCATAGACGAATGGTGGCCCCTGATAGGTGGCCGTATGTGCGTCTTGATCTGTGAGGATTAGCGACTGCCCGCGCACCTGAACGCCGCACATGATTTGCCCAGACGTTTGCAATTCGATATCGCCCGCCTCGTTTGTTGCTGCGGCAGTCCATACAGTATTGGCCTCGCGGTCGCACCACTGCACCTTGCGGGGATTGCCACCAGCGCCCAAGGCGAACAAGAACCGCTCTGCCGTGACCAACAATGATAGGTTGCCCGTAGGGGCGTTGCTGATAGCCGCAGCGGGCGTGCCTGTATCAAGCGCCCACTCGTACAGCTTGCCGTCCTTGCTAGAGCAGGCCACAAGGTTTTCCCCGAAATTGTCCAGCGCCCATGTAGTAGCCTCTGAAAAGTTACCCGTGTCGGATCGCTCTGTCCCGAATGTATCCGCGCCGTAAAAGCTGCCACCGTATCCCGTAAACGCCGCCGACCGAACAAGACCAGCCGTGAACCCCGCTGGCGTGATGTCAGTCGTGACGTTGGATGCCGACGTGGAGAACAGCTTGTTAAAAGTCCCCGCAGCAATGCGCCGATCCCCACTCAGGTCCTCCCAAGCAAGCATCCCGCGCGGGGGCTGGTCATATGCCGTCGCGATCCGCGTGCGCCAGCCGCCAACGGGGCGCAGTGACCCGTCACGCCAGCGCACTAGGTTAGCGTCACGCCAGCGACCAGACTGGTCAAACTCGGTGCCGTTGCGGTAAACACCCGGCGGAATATCAAGGGGCAATAAGGGCATTGGGTATCCTGTCGCTCCTATCTGAAGATTGAAACCATCACCACGGCGGCGTCCGTAGCCACGTCAGTATTAGCATCGATGACCACAAGCCTGAACGAACCAGTCGCGGTTGTATGCTGGAACGCGCCCGTGTTGTTTTGCGCGCCGCTCGGCAATCCATTAAACCCGTGGCTTATGTTTGCAGTATAGTTAGCATCCTGCATTGCAGTTGTAAAACTGACAGTATAATCCCCGACACCGTTGCGAGTAACGCTGGACACGTTGCCACCCGCCCGAATGGTACCATTGGCACCATTGAAATTCACCCACGCCCGGCAACCGTACAGCGGGGCGGACCCCGATGCGTTCAAAACGTCAGGAATTGCGGCGCGAGTGTAAGCCGTTGTAGCAATCTGCGTTGTGTTATTGCCTGCCGCTTGTGTCGGTGCTCGCGGCGTACCTGTAAATACGGGGCCGTTGAGCGGTGCCTTGAAGTCTTGAAGCGCAGTGATATCGCTTTGCACATTGCCAAGAATACCATCAAGAGCGTTGATCTCCAAGGCCGTCACAGTCACCCCATCGAGAATATTCAGCTCAGCCGTCGTAGACGTAACGCCGTCCAGCTTGTTCAGTTCCGCAACAGTTGCAGTAACGCCATCGAGGAGGTTCAGCTCTGCCGCAGTAGATGTAACCGCGACGCCCGCGACCTCCCAGCCCGTCAGCAGGTTGGGCGTAATGCCCGTTGTACCGTCAAGCAGATCGTCAACGCTGTCGAAGTTGGCGTTGACCTTTGTTCCCCAAGTATCCTCGGATGCGCCGACTTCCGGCTTCACAAGGGAAAAACTCGTCGTTACCGCATCGGCCATTTACTTGCCTTTCTTCGTGGTGGGTTTTGGCTTGCGCTTAACCGGCTTCATTGGTCCGTATTTCATAGTATACCCTTTACGGTTGCCGCGTCCAAGTCTCTGACGTGTCTGCCTGCTCGGTCCAGGTCTCGGGTGTGTCTGCCTGCTCAACCCAAAGCCCTACCTCGTCAAACAGCCTGCGGCCTATTTCGTCAAACAACCGCGCGCCGCTTTCGTCGAGAAGAATAGAGGCCATCAGCGCCACCATCCCAGCAGGTAGCGGCGCACAAGGTCAGGGCGGGCTGTGCCGATTACGTCGATTATCATTAAACCACACTCACTACGCCAGAATTATTCCAAAGGTCGCCTACCGTCAAACCGGCGGTGCTTGTGGGGAGCGACACAATGTTTATTGTAGTGGCTTTCACAGACATTCTAGTAACATTATTTCTTGAAAATTGCAGGTCATTTTCTGTTGACGTTTTGAATCTTAGAGTGTTCGCTTCTGAGAAGACCCCCCCGGTCACAGCGCCAGAACCCGTCCTGACCACTTCAAAACCACTTACGGCGTTCGCTCTTTCAGCCCTGAATTGAACAGTCCCGTCAGCCGATCCATGAAACAATCCCCGGCTTTTTACTTGGTGCGCGCCGTATGCTATCTCGCTGTTATCAAGATAGATGCCCTTAGTGTATGCTGCGGAAAAAGGCGTCACTGGCTTTTTGCCCCCAGTGCCCTCGGACGGAAGGTTTATAAATGAGGTTCTTGCGCCTGCGGTTGCGACCACGCCGGGGTTTAGCGTGCTGCTATTTGTGGCGTATGGTAAATTAATCTCAACCTCGCCAACGCCAATTGTCGCTTCATCAAAAAGAATGGCGTAGGATGTCACGTCAATATATCTGCACGCATTAAAAGAGATGTTTCGTCCAGAAACATATGCGCCGGCATATGACGAACCCGCGTCATTGCCGCCGCCCAGTGCATAGTTTGATATTGTGATGTTCTCGCCATGAATATCCATCACAGCCGCGTTCGGGGAAATGGCATCGTTTCGATTAAATGATGCTGAACTATCGCAGTCTATCAGGGTAAAGCGATAAACACCATAAGTCCCACGGTCGCCCAGCTTGATTAAATACCCTTGATCGTTAAACGCACGCTGGTGTTCAATGATGTAGCCACCGCTTCGGCCTATGTTTGTCCGACCAGTAAGCGTGCCATCTGAAACCGTGATTGCGTGGCCTTTATTCTCACGCGTAACAACGCCGATATATTTGTGCATAAATCCCGCACCAGACGAAACCAGAGCGTGGCCGGACTGCTTGGTTATATATACCTCCTCAATGTGCACTTGAGCGATTGATGCAATTGATAGGTCTTCATCCCGCTCAATAAGCACTCCGAACGCACCCGCTGTAAAGTCTTGTCTCTGACGAGTGCCGGATGCATGAACTTCAACGCCTTTCAGTGTTTGATTGCTATGTGTCAACCGGACTTGCGCGCCTGTCGCTTGATCGCAAGTGAACCGAACTGGCATATTCATGCTAGACGAGGCCGGAACACTTGTACCGATGATCTGGACGCCAGTGACGAACGGATAAACGATAGGCGTTGAGTGATAGTATGTTCCAGCTAAAAAATTGAGCGTCTTGTCACCTTGCGTTGAAACGTAAAGCAATCCGGCGGTAATCGCGGTGATGCAGTCTGCCGCACCCGTTGTGTCAACGCCCCAGTGGTTTGCATAAGCCTTCCCATCAGGCGACCACTTGCGCCCGCCTGCCGTGGTAAGCGCGGTGCCTGCGGGGTCGGATTTGTAAGCCAGCAATCCCACATCACTGCGAACAAACAAAACCACCTGAGCCGCTGGCACATTTAGCAACAGCGCCTCGGCCCGCGTTGGCGCGTATGTGGCAAGGGCGTTGACTAGCGCCACGTTCCGCA